ACAGACTCAAACCCAGACTGTGATTATTAGCACTTGTGTTGGCCTTGCCTATAAGACGGTGCTTGAATATTTATCTGACAAAGTGACAGCCAGATACATTGACTACGAGGGCAACCCAGTCGATTACAACGGCGAAATTATCTTCGAGTTTGAAGGTGAACAACAGACAGTTCAAGCAATTAATGGTGTGGCTGAAATTCCATTTGAAGTTGTTGATTCTGGTGTATATGTTGTCAAAACTGCCAATCCAGATATCGATAATGGCGAGGTGACCATCAATGTCTAATGGATTTAAAGCCACAAAAGACAAATCTAAAACAAAAAAAGATGATTTAATTAAAACAATAAAAGCTAAGTCAACCGTTACTAATAAGGAACTTGCTGAACTGATGTTACTTTTAATTGAAAAACTTGACAAATAATATTGTTATTCCAAACCGGTTAATATAATATGTAACATCTTTTGGAGGGCAATATGAGTGGAAGTTGAATCAATCACAGCGGTAATTAAAAGCACAGTTGAATATGGTATTTTCTTTGGGTTATTTATTTCCCTTTTGGTGTATACAATAAAAAATAATGATAAACGTGAAAAATCTTATCAGGATTTAATCACATTTTTAAATAATAACATTTTACATGCTACTGCAAATAACACTGAAAAACTTTGTACTGTTACAGATGAAATTGAAAAAATAGATTCAAAAGTTCAGTCGATAAGTGATAAAGTGGATGTTATTAATGCCAAAGTTGATACGATTGATAAGAAGGTTGAAATGTTACCATATAAGATTGGGGGTAATAAAGAATGATGAAGTTTATTGATAAAATTGCGAATCTAATTGATGTTAAAACTATTGTTACGTTTGTGATTATTTCTGTTTTTGCTACACTTGCCATTACTGGTAAAATCACACCCGAAAATGTTATGGTTGTGACTACTACAATTATCACTTTCTTCTTTGCTAAAAAAGATAGTGACCAGACGAAAGGAAAATAAATGGGTTTTGACGTTTCAATTAAAGGACTAAAAGGAATTGACGTATCAAGACATCAGGGTGTTTTTCCTTGGGATAGAATTAAAACACAAATTGACTTTGCAATAATTAGATCGTCACACGGCATGAACGACACGGATGAGTATTTTGAACGAAACTATTCAGAGTGTAAAAGACTTGGGATTCCAGTTGGTGCATACCATTACTTTTATTATGGTGATCCAGAAAAACATTTGATGGAACTTTATAATTTTGTCAAACACCTTAAGGGAAAGAAGTTTGAACTTGGTGTTTGGATTGATTATGAAGAAAGAAACCCAAATAGTGACTCTGATTTATCTGATCCAGAAAAGTTTGTCACAACTGGTTTTGCATTGACGGATCTTTACTTTCTTGAATCTGCTGGATACCAAGCTGGTTTATACACATATAACACTTATGCCTATAACGAAATGGACATGAGTAAAATTCCTGAAAAATTTCCTATATGGATTGCCAGATACGCAGAAGTAAACGACTACAAAGGTTCATGGGATATGTGGCAATTCACCAGCAAAGGCAGTTTAAGTGGTTATTCTGGCAATTTAGACATGAATGTTATTCCTGAAAATAAAATTCAAAAGATTTTTGCAGGATATAAAAAGGAGGAATCTGGAATGTTGACTCCAGTAAAAGAATATCATGCGTCTACAGAAGGGGCACGTCCAGTGAGTCCCAACTTCAAGGTTTATGAGTTCCAGTGTAAGGATGGCACTGATCGCCTGTTGATTGACACTTATTTGGTTAGTGTTTTGCAATTGTACAGAAAAGAAGTCGGGGTTCCAGTTATCATCAATTCGGCGTATCGTACACCAGCCTATAATGAAAAAGTTGGCGGTGCTGATCGTAGTATGCACGTTGAGGGTAAGGCTGTTGACATTCAGGTTAGTGGTAAAACGCCAAAGCAAGTTTACGACTACTTTGATAAGTTCTGGCAGGGCGGTCTTGGGTTGTATAAAACTTTTGTTCACATTGATACAGGAAGTAAACGCCGTTGGAACGGTTAAACCAGCTTTCAAAAATAAACACAGCTTTCAAAAATAAGTTATTTCTGCTTTCAAAATAAAATTCAGCTTTCAAAATAAAATAGAGGGTCTATCCAAAAGTGGGTAGGCTCTCTTTTTATCTGATCTTGATGATATTAAGAATCATTCGTCTTACAGCTTTTATACAGAAACCTGCATAAACACTGTATATTACAGATTTTTTCTGCATAAAACATGATCTGTAAGAAATCTGTAAGACTGAAAACCATTACGGCTCTAGTATTTGCTGTCTTTGTATAATTATTCTTACAACTTACAGATAAAAAGTATAAATAAAATATAAGAATATATATGGTAAAATATAAGAGAATAGAAAACATCTGTAATGTGTAATTTCTGTAAGAGAAAAACAATGCTTGACATACTTGACAAAATGTGGTATAATAAGACATAATCCGTAGGAGAGGTATACCTAATGAAATTAACAGATGAACAAAGACAAATAGTTACAGATAATCATAACCTTATTTACTGGTATTTACACAAAATGAATTTAGCATTGGAAGAATGGTATGGAATATTATGTATAGAACTTTGTTACGCAGTTATGAAGCATGATCCAGAAAAAGGTCTATTATCAACATACTTTAAACTTCGTTGCGACTGGGTTGTGGCTAAAGAACTAAGAAAAGCAAAAGCATTAAAACGCACAACAGAAAAGATTACATTTATTGAAAATATACATTCAATTGAAGATCCACACAACGTACATGAATATGTGGAATTGCAGGAACTTTTGAAAGGCCCACACGGAAAACTTTTGACCATGAAGTATGAGGGGTATTCTCAAACAGAAATGGCGAAAGAACTTGGTGTGAGTCAAACAACAGTTTCCAAAATGTTGAAGCAACTAAGGGATGATTGGCATGAAACCTATTAATAATTTATCAAGAAGATACCATGATATGAAAGCTAGATGTTATAATAAAAATTCCGTTAATTATAAAAATTATGGAAATTTAGGTATAAAAATATGTGATGAGTGGCTTGGTAAAGAAGGAAAGCAAAATTTTATAAAATGGTCACTTGAAAACGGATATTTAAAAGAATTATCAATTGATAGAATAAATAGATATGGTAATTATGAACCACAAAATTGCAGGTGGACAACTAAACGAATACAAAATATAAATAAATGTCATTCTAAAACTAAAAGACCCACAACTGGATATGTTGGTATTTCTATACATAGTTCAAGTTATGGCGATCATATTTATTATTACGGCAGAGTGAGACTAGCGAATGGAAAAATAAAATATACCGGAATGTCTAAAAACATAGTGGAGGCTGTTAAAATGAGAAACAATTATATAACAGAAAATAATCTTGAAAATGAGATAAACAAACTATGACCGACAATATGTGTTCTAAAATATTAAATGATATGACTTTAATATGTGACACTAGAGAAATTAAAAATCAACATATTATTAAATATTTAGAAGAAAATAATATCAAATATAAAATTGAAAAACTCGATACTGCCGATTATACTTTTATTCTACCTAATTATCCAGAAATCAAGGCAGATAAAAAGTTTTTGGTAGAAAAGAAAAATAGCTTGGACGAGATAGCTGGTAACTTTACAAAAGATCGGGCAAGGTTTCAAAGAGAGTTTGAACGCATAGGTGATTCCAAAATGCACTTGGTCATTGAAAATGCAAGCTGGAAGAAGCTGTTGGCCGGTACGTATAGATCACAACTTTCAAGTAAGTCGTTCATGGCCAGCCTGTTGTCTTGGAGCATGAGATACAACGTTCCAGTCTGGTTTACGGGTGTTGCAGAATCCCCGACACTAATATACAATATACTATACTACGAGCTTTACGAATATTTAAAGAAAATTAGGGATTGACAACTACATTATTGTATGGTACAATTACATCACAAGATTAAATTGAAGGAGAAAGTTATGGAAGAAGATGGATTGATTGAGTTTAAACAAGAAGAACGTGCAGTTGAAGTTAGGCGCGACGTTGTAAAAGAAGTAATTAGTTTTGAAAGACTAATGGAAATGTCGTCATTTTTGGCAAAATCAACAGTTGTGCCTTTGATTTACCAAAACAGACCTGAAAATGTATATATTGCCCTTGACATGGCAAGTAGAATGGGTATTTCACCAATGATAGTCATGCAGAACCTTTACATTATTCAGGGCAAACCTAGCTGGTCTGGATCTGCAATTGCTTCACTCATTAAGGCATCACCGCAATTCAAAAACGTTGAGCTTGTGTATGTAGGTATTAAGGACACAGACAATTGGGGAGCATATGTTACCGCAGAATCAGCAGTTACTGGTAAGACTTTGAAAGGTGGCACGGTGACACTTGGTGTTTCCAAAAAAGAAGGCTGGTATCAAAAATCTGGTTCAAAGTGGCAGACAATGCCTGAAATCATGCTTGGTTACCGTGCATTTGCTTGGTTTGGTAGAATTTATGCGCCTGAACTTCTGATGGGTTTGCAGTCCTCTGATGAGGTTGAAGATGTTGCAGTTGAAATCGAAAAGGCCAAAGTTGTTAATCCGTTTGAGAAAGGTGTCTAATGATGGTTTTTAGTGCTTGGTATGTGTTTTTGTTTTCAAACGTAAGTATGTTGTCTGTATTATTCAAGAAGGAATTTACTGGATGGCATCGTTTGTTTGGAATTGCCCTTCTTGTTCCATACTATTATTTCTTTATTAACTATTTGTTTATTGGAGCGTAACATGATTAACCCAACAGAGCTATCAACGGATGAACTTTATTTCGCAGACAAACATTATATGTCAGTTTCAGCATTTAAAAAACTAAGCAAATGCGAACTAGATGGTCTTACAGATTGGGGTTCGCCGTCTGATAGCATGTTGGTTGGTAGTTATGTTGATGCGTTTATATCTGGTACGATTGATAAATTCAAAGAGGATCATCCAGAAATTATATCATCACGTGGTTCTTCCAAAGGTGAATTGAAAACAGAATTCAAAAAAGCTGATGAAATTTGTGATTATATAGTTTCCAATCCGAGACTTTCACAGTTTTTATCCGGTGAAAAACAAACTGTTATGACTGGCGAAATTGCAGGAGTTCCATTTAAAATAAAAATGGACTCGTATTCCAAAGGGATCGCAATTGTGGATCTCAAAGTTATGGCCAGTGTAACAGACAAACTTGGAAACCCAACAGATTTTATAACGCCGTGGGGTTATGATATACAGCTTGCGTGTTATCAGGAAATTGTCAGACAGAATACCGGTGAATTGTTACCCTGCTTCATCGTTGCTGTCACTAAAGAGACACCTATTGATTCGTTGATAGTTAATATAGATCAAGATTTTTTATACCGTGCTCTTGGGAAAGTAGAAACAGAAATCAAACATTTATATGATGTTAAAATGAAAGTTGTAGAACCAGTCGGATGTGGTGTTTGCAGTACGTGTAGATTAAATCGCAAGGATACTCAAATTATAGCGTTAAGTGAAATTTATAGGGGATGATATGACGGCAAAAGAAAAATTTAGAGAAATAGCAAGTGATTATATCTCAAGGCATGGAATGACTGATCTTTTGGATATGTTGGAAAGTACAGACTTCTATACTGCACCAGCATCAACAAGGTTTCACGGATCTCATGAAGGTGGATTGGTTGAACATTCTGTAAATGTTTTTCACGCATTGTGGAAGATGACTAAAGAAATGTATGATGGTGAAACTATTGCAATTGTTGCGCTGTTTCATGACATCTGCAAAATGGGATATTATACTGTTGAATATCGCAACACTAAGAACGAACGTGGAAATTGGATCAAAGTTCCTTATTATAGTGTGAATGACCGCCTACCTTTTGGTCATGGAGAAAAGTCAGTATTTATGATTCAAGATTTTATGAAATTGAATCTGGACGAAGCTATGGCAATTAGGTGGCACATGGGACTTTCAGTTGACAAGGAATCATACCCAACAATGAGTAAGGCGTTTAATGAGTTTCCATTGGCAGTATATTTACACATGGCAGACCTTGAAGCAACTTATGTAATGGATAAGAAGGGTGAGAAATGAATATATACCGACTGGCCAATTATCTAATTCAATTTGACTTTGAAGGTAAACCATTATTTGCAATGGGACACGTTTATGGCAATCCAAAGTTTAAAGACGGCACAAGTGTTCAAACATCAAAAATTGTTGAATATGTTGAAGATCAGTATATTAAAACATTAAATTCAACATATCTATTGGAGAAGTAAAATGTATTGACAACAGACAAATAATATGGTATAATGTAACCACAGTCGAAAGCGACAAGTAAAAAAGAAAGATTTAAGGAGAAGAAAGAAATGGTTGATTGGACAAGATTTGAAGGAATTGCAAAGCCGGAAGAAGTGCAGGAAGCACAGGACAGTTTTAAGCCGATTGATGCCGGTGAGTATGTGATGAAACTCGAAAGCATTGAACCGTCTGAAACAAAAGATGGTTTGCCGATGCTTAAAGGTAAACTTCGTATGCTCGACAACAATCGCTTGGTTTTTTATAACCAGACCTTGCAGAATGTTTCACGCCCAGACATGACGAAGTTTAACATTGCAGAAGCAGTTGAATTTATTGGTGGTCTTGTTGGTGAGAAAATCCAGTTTAAGAGTATTCCTGCACTTGCAGAAGTCATTACAGGAATCACTGTTGGGGGACTATATAAAGTCAAGGTTTCATACGGTACAAAGGATCTTGAAATGAAGTTCCCAAAACTCAAGATCACTGAAAAAATTGATGGTGAAGTTCCTTTCGAGGAATAAACAACATAGGGTCGAGTGAAATATCTCGGCCCTTATTACATAAAAGAGGGCAGTATGGTTGTATATGATTTTGAAGTATATCGTTACGATTGGATGATTTGTTATCTCGATACAAACACTCGCAAGATGAACCGCATTGTAAATGATAAAAAAGCATTTGAAGAATTTTACGCAAAATACAAACGTGAAATCTGGGTGGGTTATAACAGCCGACAGTACGACCAGTATATCGCCAAAGCTATTTTGTGCGACTTTGATCCTTTTGCGGTTTCCAGTTGGATCATTGAAAAAGATCGCAAGGGATTTGAATATTCCAAAATGCTTTCTAAGTTTCCGATTTTGAATTATGATACGATTGTTGGATTTAAATCTCTTAAAGAACTTGAAGCATATATGGGCCACAACATAAAGGAAACCCCAATTCCGTTTGATATTGACCGAAAGCTCACTACAGAAGAACTTGAACTGGTAGCCCAATATTGTGAACATGACGTGATGGAAACACTTCAAGTATTCATTGAACAAAAATCAGAATTTGAGTCACATTTAGGATTGATCAAAGAATTTAATCTTCCAATTGAATCTATCAGCAAAACAAAGGCCCAACTATCCGCAACAATTCTTGGTGCTGTCAAAAAAGATCGTGATGATGAGTTTGACATTCGCTTTCCAGATACTATGAATTTGGGAAAGTATAGTTGGATTGCAGACTGGTATTTGGAGTGGGCAAAAAATGATCGTAATTATGAAACGATGTCTCTACAAACTGAAATCATGGGTGTACCACATACCTTTGGCATTGGTGGTCTACATGGCTCTCGTGACAATTATATGGGCGATGGTTATTATCTTATGGCAGACGTATCTAGTTACTATCCTGCCCTAATGATTGAGTATGACTTTCTATCACGTAACGTTTTAAATCCTGCAAAGTACAGGCAAATTCGTGATGAAAGATTGAAACTTAAACTTCAAAAAGATCCACGTGAATATCCACGCAAAATTGTTTTGAATTCAACATTCGGTGCTCAAAAAGATAAATACAATAATCTTTATGATCCGCTACAGGCTAATAATATTTGTATCGGTGGTCAATTACTACTGGTAGACCTACTTGAAAAACTAGAAGGAAAATGTGAGCTAATTTCCAGTAATACTGATGGTATACTCTTAAAGCTCTTTACAAAAGACGATGAATGTGCTATAATGGACATATGTGATGAGTGGTCAAAGCGAACCAGAATGATGTTAGAATTCGATAAGATTTCAAGGGTCATTCAATCTAACGTTAATAATTACATTATAATTATGGAGAACGGAAAGGTAAAACGTAAAGGTGCAATCGTTAAAAATCTTAGTGTCTTGGATAATGACCTTCCTATTGTTAATCGTGCAGTTGTTGATTATTTTGTATCCGGCATAATGGTTGAAAAAACTATTTGTGAAGCAACCAAACTTATTGATTTCCAAAAGATTACTAAAATTGGTGGAACGTATAACTATGCGTGGCACAATGGAAAGGCGTTAAATGAGCGAGTAAATCGTTGCTTTGCCAGTTTGGATGATTCCGATTCAATGCTTATGAAAAAACACAAATCAAAAGACACCCTTGACAAAATTGCCAATACACCGGAACACTGTTTTATTGACAATGATGATATAACCGAAAAACCTATTCCAGAAAAACTTGACAAACAATATTATATTGATCTCGCTTACGAGCGAATCAAATCTTTCGTCTAGGAGCGTTACATATGAATTTATTTTCTGGGTATGTTTTGTCAAAAGCAAAAGTACCACTACACTCTTTTCTTAAAGAGCCAGAGCACATTTTGACAGAACCACCGGAATCGCACGACTACGTAGGTATATTAAAAGAAGAATTTATTCAATTGGATTTTGATTCCAAAGAAGCATTTGATCTTGCTGTTAAGATTGCAAAAGACCAAAAACTTAGATGTGACATTCTTGAAACCAGAAAAGGTGGTCACTTGTACTTCCTTGATGATGGATACACCAAGAATCAGGCAACCGCCATTTTTAACGCAGTAGGAATTAAATGTGATGTTGGACTTGGAAACAAACACAGAGTAGTTCCGTTGCGAATTACACTTGACATTAATGAAACAAAAATCATTAATGGTGAAGAAGTAACCAGCGTTGTACGAAAAGTTTTCAAGCGTGAATTTATACAGGAATATTCTGAATTAGATGTTGTTCCAGCATATTTTCGTCCTGTAGGTTTCAAGGATTATGAGTTCCAAAAGTGTGATACTCGCAATCAAACCCTCTTTTCATACATTCTTACCTTGCAGGGGCAGGAATTTACTAAGGAAGAAATCCGCAAGACGTTAAAAATTATCAATCGCTACATGTTCAAAGAACCATTGTCAGATAAAGAAATTGACACAATCAGTCGTGAAGATGCGTTTGTGTCAGACATGTTTTTTGATAAAGATGGTAAGTTTCTGCATGATAAGTTTGGTAATTATATGCTTACAAATTGTAACATTATGCGAATTGACAATCAAATTCACATTTATACTTCCGACAATCTATATTCCAATGATCCAAAGGAATTTGAGAAAGTCATGATTGCGAAGATTCCAGCACTTAAAGACAATCAGCGTAAAGAAGTTTACAAGTACATTGATTTGAAATGTTCAAAAAAGGGTGAGTTTTCCAATCCAAAGTATATTGGTCTTAAAAATTCCATCTTGGATATTCAAACAATGGAGTCTTTGCCCTATACACCAAACTTTGTAATTAATAACCGAATTGATGTAGAGTATAATACCGAAGCATACAATGAAACAATGGACAAAACATTAAACAAAGTATGTAATAATGATCCACAGATTCGCTCGTTGTTTGAAGAAATGGTTGGGTATACATTGTATCGTAAAAATACCATGCAGGTGTGTTTCATACTTACGGGGGAAGGTTCAAATGGTAAATCAACCATACTAAATGTTATTAAGCGATTGTTGGGAAAACAGAATTATACATCATTGGATCTTAGAGAACTTGAGGACACATTCAAACCGGCTGAATTGTATAATAAACTTGCAAATATTGGAGACGATATTTCCGCAAAATATTTAGACAATTCCAGCATTTTTAAGAAGGTTGTTACTGGAGAATCGTTTGTTGTCCAGAGAAAATATGCGCAACCGTTTGAATTGGAGAGTTATGCTACACAAATTTTTTGCGCAAACACTTTACCTCAAGTACACGATAAGTCCGATGGGTTTTCAAGGCGAATTGTAATTGTTCCGTTCAATGCAAAATTTTCAAAAACAGACAGTGACTATGATCCTTTTATTGAGGACAAGTTGCTTGATGATAATAGTTTGCAATATTTGCTTAAAATTGCCATTGATGGATTACGCCGTGTCTTAATCAACAAGTCTTTTACAAAATCTGAAACTGGCGAAGCTGAAAAAGACGATTACATGAAGTTGAATAACAATGTTTTGGAATGGTTTGAAACAGAGCCTAAAATTGAAAATGAATCTGTTAATGATGTGTATATGGCCTATCAAGTTTGGTGTGCTCAATCTGGTTGTGAACCAGTTAAAAAATTAAATTTAAGTAAAGAAATCAAAAAGAAGTTTGGATATGAAAGTATTCCAAAATATGTTGATGGAAAAACGGTGAGGGTATATGGGAAAAATTAAAATCGAAACGCTTCAAGTCGGTGGTTTTTATCCAGCATTTATGGGAATGAGAAACCCAAAAGACTCGTGGCAACGCTCTGACACAGTGTGGGAAGACGTGCCATTGAAGTTGGGGGAACGTGATTTAACCCTTGCCACAACGCTCTCAAAGGCTGGTAAAGAGCACCGCAAGTATCTTCGCCAGATTCAAGTGTGGGCGAACGTGACGATGCCTAGATACTGGTGGCAAGAAGCAGATACTTATAAGTTTGGTACAAAAAATTCATGTTCCACAATGCACACACTTCATAAGAAAGAATTTACCTTTGATGATTTTTATATTCCAGAAGTTTCTAGTATCGAATATTTGGGTTGTCTTGAAAACTCAATTTCAATTTTAAATCAACTTAGAAACATTTACTTGCAAACACGTGATTATGAACGCATTAAAGAAATTAAACGCTTACTTCCTGAATCTTATATTCAAATGCGTACATGGAACACAAATTATGAGGAACTAATGAACATGTACCATCAGCGCAAAACTCATCTTCTAAAAGAAGAATGGCAGGATTGTTTCTGTGTATGGTGTGAGTCATTGCCATATTTTAAAGAGTTGTGCATTGACTCTTTAAATAAAAAATGAAAAAGGGTGAATTTTGGCTGGTAGACATGAACGGTGGACTTGGGTGTGAACAACAAGGTTTACGCCCTTGTCTTATCGTCCAAAATGATATTGGAAACAAATATTCACCAACTACTATTGTTTGTCCGGCCACACGCAAAACAAAAAACTTCAATGCAACACATGTTCCAGTAGAGGGACTTGACAATCCATCTTACATAATGTGTGAACAAATAAGAGTTGTTGATAAATCCAGAGTTAAACATTTCATATGTACCGTGGATGAGGAAACGATGCGTGAAGTAAATAAAAAACTTAAAATTGCACTTGACCTATAACAATAAACATGATATAATATACTCAAACAACAAAGGAGAACTTGATGGATCTGAACATTACAAGAAGACTTCTGGACGATGCGTTTATTGAGAAGTACAAAACAATTGAACCACCAATGACTGAACTTGGAAAATTTGTTTATTACCGTACATACTCACGCTATTTGCCAGAAAAGAATCGCCGTGAATTTTGGTGGGAAACTTGTCGCAGGGCAGTTGAGCATAATTGCAGTCTCGTACCTACTACAACAAGAGAAGAAGCAGAAGCCCTATTTGACAACATGTTTAACCTACGCCAATTTGTAAGCGGTAGAACATTGTGGTCAGGTGGAACGAAAACCGCAAAAACAAACCCAATTTCCCAATACAATTGCAGTGGTATTGTTATTGAAGATTTTGATGCCTATAAAGACATTTGCTATCTACTCATGCTTGGAGTTGGGGTTGGATTCTCTGTTGAAAAACAATACGTTGACAAACTTCCAAAGGTTCGTGGCAATATCCAAGTTATTCACCAACAGTATGAACCAGTTTCAAAAAAGGCACGTAAAGAATCAACAGAATTTAATACCACAGCCGAGGTAATGGAAATTGTTGTTGGAGATTCAAAACTTGGTTGGAGTAATGCAATTGATTTACTGATAAAAGTATTTTACTCAATTGATTATTCACATATTAATTTTGTTATGATCAATTATAACAGTGTTCGCCCATCTGGTGAGCCGTTAAGGACATTTGGTGGGACAGCAAGCGGACACACCGCCCTCAAAATCATTCTTGAAAAAATAGCTAAAATCATGCTTAAAGACAACAAAGGCTTTAAAAAGCTACGATCAATTGAAGCAATGGATTTGGCAAATGCTATCGCAGAGGGAATAGTTGTTGGGGGTGTTAGACGTTCTGCCCAGCTGTGTTTGATGGATGACTTTGACGAAGAAACAATTAATGCCAAGCGTGATCTCTATGTTGAAGATGAGAATGGAAACTGGAATTTTAACATTGACATTAGCCACAGAATGATGAGCAACAATTCAGTTGCATATTATTCAAAACCCTCGCTTGAAGAATTGAAACGCAGATTTGAAACAATTCGGCACAGTGCAGAGGGTAACTTCTACAACATGGAAACAGCAAGAAAGCGAAATGATTCTTGCAAAACTACTAATCCATGCGGTGAAATTTTGCTTGATTCTCACCAATTTTGCAACTTGACAACAGTAAATTGCATGGCGTTTGTAAATGACGGAAAACTAGATGAATTTGAATTGCTTCGTGCCCAACAACTTTCGGCCAGAGCAGGGTATCGAGTGGCCACATTGGAACTTGAATTGCCAAAATGGAATCTAAAACAATCCAGAGACAGGCTTACAGGTGTATCGCTTACTGGTTGGTTTGACATGGTTAATGCAGTTGGAATGACAATTGAAGATCAAATTGAATTGGCCAGAAAATTGCGTGAAATAGCACGAACAACAATTGACACTTACGCCGAAAGACTTGGTTTGAATACTTCCAAACTTATTACTGCAATAAAACCAGAAGGAACAATTAGCCAACTTCCAACAGTATCAAGTGGTCTGCATTTTTCACACTCACCATACTACGTTAGACGTGTCAGAATCAACGCTCATGATCCACTGGTTAAGGTTTGTGAAGAACTCGAATACCCAGTTTTTCCAGAGGTTGGACAGGATATAGAAACGTGCCGAACAAAGGTTGTAGAGTTTCCAGTAAAAGCTCCAGAGGGTAAAACAAAATACACAGTTAGCGCAATTGAGCAACTAGAAGTGTACAAGATGTTCATGGAAAATTATGTTGACCACAATGCTTCAAACACAATTAGCGTTAAAGAAGATGAGTGGGATGAGGTAATTCAATGGGTGTATGATAACTGGAATAGTGTTGTTGGTATAACCTTTATTTCATTGGACGACAGTTTCTATTCTTTGTTACCATATGAATCAATAACCAAAGAAGAATATGAAACTCGACTTTCAAAAATGAAGAAATTCGATCCAACCCTGCTTTCAAAATATGAGACACACGAAGCGTACGATGTTACAGATGATTCCTGTACATCTGGTCTGTGTCCAATACGATAATAAGGAGATTTATGAACGACATTAAACACAAATATCTATCAAACGGAATGGTCGAATTGACAATCGCAAACAACGACCAGCTTTCAAA